CGGAGCGCGACACAGCATTAATCCACCTATTTCAATGTTTCCGGTTTGAGGTCCGGTTGCGAGCATGGCTCGGGCTACTTCTGGATAATCTTCCCATTTGCATGGCTCAAATCCATCTTGATAACGGGTTGCTACATTTCTGGCGTCTGTCTGCCCAAGAATGGACGTTCGGACCCAGCGGTGCCTCCACCCGTCTCGCGGAAGAGGATCAGGCAATGAGCTAGGCGGCTTCCACTGCTTAGGACGTTCCGTTTGATCACGGTTCTGTGCTTCACGGGATTCGCGGCTCATAGCTTTCCTTCCATACGGAGTTTTGCCAGTTCTTTGGCGTAATGTTCAAGCGGCACTCCAATCCTGCGGGCGGCGTTTGCCTCCGAGGCGGTCAGTCTCAATTTTTTAGGTGGCGAGCTGCGCGTTGCCGGGGCAACCACCGAACTAGCAGGCTTGCGGTAAGACTCTGGCCCAGCCTGTTTGCCAAAGTATTCAGGGAATTTCTCCCTCATGCGAGCGTCTATACGCTCGTAATATTCATCAGTCGCAGCATAGTTATCACCATGCTCTCGCGTAAGTTTCTTATGGACGCCCATAGCAAAATGAGACATCTCATCATCCACTCCAGGATCGCCTGATTGCCCAAACCACGGGTTACTAGCTTTCCAGCGCGAGGCTTTGTTATCAACATACTGCGGAGGACTTGGTTGATTATATGTTTGATTTTCTACAGATTGCAAATGTTCTTGTGCAGCAGGCTTAAATCCCTTAACGCGTTCAGCCTTAATAACGGCTTTACTTAGTTCCTCTTGGGCCGTTGTAATCTTGTCGGCGTCACCTGTATACAATGCTTCTTTATACTTGCGTTTGGCTTCATCGAGTTCTTTCTCGGTTGCCACTTGCATAGTTTTAATGAGCGTTGATTCGCCGGTTGTTAACTTCTCTTTGAGTTTGTTGTTTTCATCAGCGATCTGTTTGGCATACGCAATTGCAGCCTCGCGCTCACGGAACGCCTCTTCTTTTGCTCGGCGCTCATCATGTCTGGCGTGTGTTAATTGTTGTATGCGCTTTTTAACATTGTCTGAATACTGACGAATCTCGTCTTCAGGTATGTCTTCAGGGTCGCTCTTGATAGGCGTTGCGTTTCTATCTAGCTCTGGGCGATCATCAATAATTTCAACTTCAGCCGATCCTTCGCCTTCTACTTCTACTTCAATTCTTCCTTCTTGCTCTGCTGCCATACCAGCTCCTTTATGCGCGGCTATATCCGCGTGGGTCTTCAACAACACCTTCTACAGTGTCATCATTAATCAGCCGAAACTCACGGCCATGAATTTTGAATCGCGTGCCTGAGTAAGCACGTACCAACACAAAATCACCTTCTTTGCACCACGGGCCTGTAGGAAACTTTGCAGCATCCTTATAGCAATCCGACCCTTGTTTGATAACAAACAACACCACCGTGCTGAACTCTTCAAGCTTGGTTAACGCGTCAGGTTTTAGAATTCCGTTGGCAAATTTGTCTTCAACTTCTGGCAAAGCACACAACATGCGATAGCCCGTTGGATTAGGCAATTGGGTAGCTTCCTGCTGCTCTTCTTCGGCAATTTCCGACAGATCAGTCATCATATTCCTTCATTCGGTTAGCAAGGTCTTCGTTAATGCGTCTTGCGATCAAAAGACCTTGAATCTGACCGCAGACGAATTTGTATTCTTCAAACGACTTCATACTTCCTTGTGCAAGCTGTTCTTCCGCATAACGGATTTGCTTGTTTATCTCCAGGTTGACAGCTTCATAAAACTCCATCACTGACCCCGCTGGATTTCCGCAGCCTTGTCAATCATCTTGACCTGGTTGTTTTGATTATTAATGCGCTCGTTGGAAGCCAAGCGCTCTTGCTCCAACATCACCTTCTGAGCCTGTGCTTGTTGTTTCAATTGAATATCAGCCGCGTCTTTTGCTGCTTCACGCTGTTCACGCGCCGCTTTAATTTCCAATTCTTTTTGCTGCATTTGCACAACAGGATCTTGTTGAGCCTGCATGTTCTGGGCCATTTGCGCTTGTTGCGTGTTTTGTTGCAACAACTGCTGGGCCGCCTGCGCCGCCAACCGAGAAACCTGAACTTCAAAGTCTTCTGGCATCCGCGTATTTGGCGGAGGTAACGGTACACCTAACTGCTCTTCCATCTTGCGGCGATACAGAAATGCCAAATGCTCGTTTACATGCGCCATAGCAGCAGCCATCATTTGCCCTGCCATTGGGTTTTGCTGCATCTGCTGTCTCAACAGTGGATCATTGAGCGCTGCCATATGAACAGCAATATGTGCATCATGATCTTGATAAATAAACGCTTTGACCGGTTTCATATTTAGGATATCCATGTTCTCCGAAATCGGATCGCGTGGTTCCTGGTCTTTAGTAACCGGTATAATTTTGTCAATATCTTTGATACCTAACACACCAAGCATGCGTTTGTGCAATTCTGGCATGTCATATATCTGCGGTGCTTGTGCTGCTAATTGCAATACTGCTTGATATTGCGTTACTCGCTGTGCAAGCGTTGTTGCATTTGGATCTGATACCGGAATAACATCTACATTGTCATAATCTTGCTGTTTCACCATCCTTCCAAACGGCGAATCAACATCGTAGTTATATTCTGATGGTAAATAATCGCGGATAATCGATGCTAATAATTTAAACTCCTGCCGCATCGAGTAATGCAAACGCGCCTGCACCGCAGACATTACTTTCAATGTGCGCTCTAATACTGCTAATGTTGTACCTACTGGGGTATTTGCTGATAAATCACTGATTTGCATATCAGCCGTAGCAGCAAACCGTCTGCCTTCTTCTACAATCGTTCCTAGCAATTGATATAATACTTGGCTTGGTTCTTTATAGGGCAGAGGTAATATATTATCCCTTATTGAACCTGACGGCACATCAACGTCTCTAAATTCCCCTGGTGATATAGGCGTATCATCACCCTTAACTCTTAATCCGCGTGATTTTAAACCACCTGGTAAATTAGATAATGTCCCGGCATCAACCAGTTGTCTTATTAATGAAGTGCCTGATTTCGCAAAACCGCCAACTAAATGTATTAATCCAAAACCATAAAATCCAAATCCTGGGATATATATGTAATGGGTATAATGCATGCGCTTTAATTTAAGCGGATCATCGTCATACCAGTTTCTGCGTATTGCTAATATTTTGTTTGTGCCTTTATCAAGCGTCACAATATAAGGCAGTGCAATGCCCGTCGGTCCTTCTTTATCTGAATCTTCAAATCCAGGTAAATCAAGATCCACACACATTTCAAGGATGCGATAACGATCATCCATTGTGGCCGACATACCCTGTTCTTCTGCTTTACGCTTTTCAATGTCATCTAGCATGGATGTTGGTTCGCCAAGATCAACATCCCGCCACAGGCCGGCGTGCTGAAGTTTCTTTACTTCATTCTTGGTTTTCCGCATGATCTGCGTGATACGCGGCGAGGAGCGTAACTCTGTTGCCCCATAAGGAACAACGAGATCCTCGGCAGGAACAAACATGGATACCTGTCTGCCTAGTGATGGATCGTAGTAGACCTTTTTGAAAGCTGATCCTGCCAATGCCAGTGACCAAAGCATTTTTTCATGCTCAGGTCTGTACTCAGGCATTTGCTCAGTTAATCGCCAATTCATATCCTCTTTAACGCGTTCGGCGGCGTTTTCTTTTTCTTTGGTCAACGCGCCAACAATTTGTGTTTTTACTGGCCCGGAAGCTGGGAACGTCTCCATAATGGATTCAGCTTGGAAGCGTACTGCTGCTTCTGACAGTAATGGGTAAAAAACGCCGCATGCCCCAGGCCAAGGTTCTGTGCGGTCTTCATACTTTAGTCCTAAAAGCTTCAAACCATCGACATAGGTATCTACCCATTCTTTGCGGGAAGACTGGTCGGTTTCAAAATCTTCTAATAGATCCGTAGCGATGTTGCTTAACTCTCGCTCGTCCATATATTCAGCGAGATTGGCGTCATGATCTTCTGGGTATTCGCGTTCATGCTCTAGTGTTATTTCTATCCCGTCAGTTGCAATTGTTACAGACTCAGGGTCTTCAATTTCAATTTCCACTTCAGTAAATTCATCAAAAGCTGCATCTAAACCAAGTGGTGCCGGGTAGAGTGCGGGTGCAATTGCCATCATGGCTCCTAGTAATAGCTGTGTCGCCGGGGGGTAATTGGGCGATCATCGGCGTCATCCGATTGAAGTGACAAAAAACCTCCGGTACGGAAGCGTAGCAAGGCTTGAGTTGTTGAGTCCACTAGGTCATCATGTTCGCCAGCAGGAAAAGATGCAACTTCTTCAATTAATTCGTCAGCAAATTTACGATCTGGAACCCAAATCCGCCCTGATGCAAACAAATCGGCTACTGCATTGAGCCTGACAATTTTGTCATTACCCTTGGTCGGTGTAAATTCGCTCACTGGAATGCCCATTTTCCGTAATTCAAAGATTAACGGACTTCCTGCGGCCTTTGCTTCTACCAAAAACACATCGGGTTGCCATTCCATGTACGTTTCATAGGCTTTTTGCTTTAATTCGGGGAACTCATAGCGGTCTTTGAAGGCATCTAACAGGATAATGTTGGTATCACCATCTTCGTTTGTCCATATGCCCCAGGTTGTACAGGCGGAAAAGTCCGCTCGCTGGCTTTTTAGGAACGCCGTATCCCAGCTTTGCAGCACAAAATCACATGCAGGCGGTTTATCCGATTCCCAACGCCGCCACCATTCCCGCTTAACAATTGCACCTTCTTCTGCTGTAGGCTCTTGTTGATACTGAGCAAGCCATTTACCAACGGGTAGCTCTTCTTTTAACGCCATCAGCTCTTCAAGTCGCCAAAACTCCGGCCACAAAGACCTTCCTGACGGCAAAATAGCCGGAAGTTCAATAATCTTCCACTCATCCCCGCCACGCGTACCACTGGCCTTAATCACCTGGCCCGTCAAATCACGCAGCGCCCATCTTGTCATCACAATAACAATCCGCCCACCCGGCTGTAAACGTTGTCTCGGACCTGAGGTATACCACTCATACACCGAATCAAAGACTTCCGGCTTGTGTGCGGCTAATCTTGCTTCTTGTTCAGAGTGAGGATCATCAATAATTAACAAATCTGCACCCTTACCCGTTACAGCGCCACCAACGCCAATCGCAAAATATTCGCCACCCTTATTCGTTGACCACCGGCCCGCCGCCTTTGAGTCCTGCTGAAGCTTCACTTCATCAAACACCTTCTTATATTCATCTGAATTAACCAGATTTCTAACCTTCCTACCAAAACCAACAGACAATTCCGCTGTATGCGATGTTTGTATCACTTTCTTATCAGGAAAATTACCTAAAAACCACGCTGGTAAACTAAAAGAAGCAAACTCGCTTTTCGTATGTCGTGGCGGCATATTAATAATCAACCGCTTACAATCCCCAAAGACCACCTCTTCAAATGCTTCAGCGACCAACTTATGGTGGTAGCCCTCAATAAACCCCGGCCAAATCTGTTTCACAAACGGCAAGAAATGATTCCTAGCCTG